CAAGAGTTAGCCACGCTACCGAAGAACAGTTTATCCAGACTGCTTTTAAACGCAATGGCGGTTGGTAGTACTGGAGAGGTACACAATCAAATGTGCCGATATAAAGAAAAGGGAGAACCAAATCATCTGTCGGTTATGCAAAACATACCTAAAGACCAACGATTGCCACAAATAGCTAAAATTTACGGAAACGATAAAATAGCAACTGTATTAGGTAAGCAAATAACAAGAACTCTTTTAAATTTTAATTTAAGAGTGGGAATGAATACAGAGCAGATTTATGATTTAAGTTTGGCTTTAATTGAAACGGCTGAAGAGGATAATTTAGCTATTGAGGATATAATGCTTTTTTTAGACGGATTACCTAAGTTTAAATACGGCAAAGTTTATGATAGAATGGATATGCCTACATTCTTTGAGATGTTAGAAGTATATCGTGAACAAAGGCATCAAGCGTATGTTAATGCTAAAGAGGAGGCACACGCACAATTTAAATCAATGGGAGATACAAACCGAATGTCAAACGATACAGACAAAGAGGCTAATCGTAACGCAATGAATGAGTATTTAAAAAACCAATATAAATAAATAATTGCCCAGCTAAAATTTATTAATTAACAAATGGGTGTTGGTTATGTAAACGGCTGGGCATTAAACTTTTACTATGATAAATAATGATATAGAAATTAATAAAATATATAAAGGAGATTGTATTGAGTTATTTAAAAAAATTCCAGATAATTCAATTGACCTTATTGTAACATCTCCTCCATACGATTCAATAAGAGATTATAATGGATATAATTTGAATTTGCATGAAACAGGTAAAGAAATATCAAGAGTATTAAAAGATGGTGGTATAGCTGCTATGGTAATTCAAGACCAAACTATAAATTTTGGAAAATCATTAACATCTTTTAGAACGATTATTGATTGGTGTGATAGTTTTAATTTGAAGTTATTTGAATGTGTGATTTACCGAAAGAATGGAACTGAAGGTGCTTGGTGGAAATCAAGATTTAGAGTTGACCATGAGTATATGCCAATATTTTTAAAAGGTGATAAACCTAATTATTTTAATAAAGAAGAATTAAAGATTCCTTCTAAACATGCTGGTAAATCAATGACTGGAAGTGGGAATAGAAAAACTAATGGAGAAACGACAAAAGCAGTAAAATTTGTAATTAATGAAAAAAAATGTAGAGGTACAGTTTGGGATTATTTAATGGCTGGGGACAAAAATCCTATTAAAAGAAAGCATCCAGCACCTTTCCCAGATGCTATTCCAAAAGATTTTATTAATTGTTTTTGCCCAATAAATGGTATTGTTTTAGATCCTTTTATGGGTTGTGGTTCAACTGCAATAAGTGCAATATCTCTTAAAAGAAATTATATAGGGTTTGAAATATCTGAAGAATATATTGAATTATCAAATCAAAGAATAAAAGAGTTTAAAACAAATAACTATGAAATGGATTAAATTTTTCTTTATTAGTGTTCCTTTAGCACTACTTTTAATAATAACCGCAAACCTTTATTTTGAATTTAAACGATGGAGAAAATGATAGCAAGTGGAACTGAAAATGCAAGACCAATAAAAATGATAGACATAGAAACAAAAGAAGTAACCATATTTAAAAGCATAGCTTATGCAGTAAGAACTACCAAAGTAAATGAGTATGCATTAAGACAAGGATTAAGCCCATTAAAAAAGAAGCGATTTATTGTAAACGGCAGAGAAGTCTGTTTTAGAATTGTTAAAATATGATTGAATTATATAACGAAAATTGCATTGATACTATGTCAAGATATGATGATAAATATTTTGATTTTTGTATAACAGACCCGCCTTATGGTGTTAATTTAAAGTATGATACATATAGTGATACTTTAGATAACTGGCATTTGTTAATGCATCAATTTATACCAGAAATCAAAAGAGTATGTAAAATGGTAATATTCCCATCTTGTAGTATAAATAAATTAAAATGGATATATGAAAATTATCCCCCAGATTGGCTAATTAGTTGGAATAAAGGAAGTACTGGACATGCTGCATATATTGGATTTAATAGTTGGGAACCTCTTTTAGTTTATGGTAAATTACCAAAACTATATTTACATGATACATTTAATGTAAGTCCAACACAAAATATGGGTGATTATGGGCATCCTTGCCCAAAACCCATAAAATATTATAGTCATTTTTTAAGCAGATTGCCAAAAGGATTAAAATTAATAGAACCATTTTTAGGAAGTGGTACTGGCGCAATTTCTGCACACGATTACAATTTTGATATGGTTGCATCTGAATTAGATAAAGGATATTACGAAAAGGCATTAGATAGACTTAAAAAACATCAAATGCAGCAAAAATTGTTTTAGCTTTGCATTATGGCATTAACTCCATTACCGAAACTATTAGAAAAGACACAAAAGGTTGTAAACGCTTATGTGCGCAAAAGAGATGAGGGTTTGCCTTGTATATCTTGCGGAAGTCAAAATGCAAATCAAGCTGGGCATTATTTCCCAGTTAAAGGATATTCAGCTTTAAGGTTTAACGAATGGAATATAAACCTTCAATGTGCTGGGTGCAATATGTATAAACATGGAAACCAAGCTATGTATAGAATAGGCTTAGTAAACAAGTTAGGTGAACAAGCGGTTAAAGGATTAGAAACAATAGCTACAAGAGTTAAGGTTTACAAATGGTCAAGAACTGAACTAAACGAATTAATTGAAAAATATGGCGAAGGCAAATAACTCAAACAAAGTCAGCTTTGGGAAACGCAAATGCGGAAAGTACAAAAAAACATCTGGTCCAAAAGACAAACCAGTAAAACCATATAAAAGACAAGGCAGATGCTAATATCACAAATTAAACCGAACCCAGAAAACCCAAGAATTATTAAAGACCATAAGTTTAAGCAACTTGTTGAGTCTATTAAGTCCTTCCCCCAAATGTTGGAACTTAGACCTATTGTAATAGATGAGAATAACATAGTGTTAGGCGGTAATATGCGTTTAAAGGCTTGTACTGAAGCAGGACTTACAGATGTGCCAGTTATATACGCAAAAGACCTAACTGAAAAACAAAAGAAAGAATTTATCATTAAAGACAATGTAGGTTATGGCGAGTGGGATTGGGATGATTTGGCTAATAATTGGGATGAACAGCTTTTAACAGAATGGGGCTTAGATATACTAAACTTTCAAACAGATACATTTGCAGACTTAAATAAAGAACTAAGTCTTGATGATGTAACAGATTCAATGTGTATAAATTTAAAATATACTGAAGAGGAATATTATGTAGTAAAAGAAGCATTATCTAAAATAGCTTCTACTCCTGAACAAGCAATATGGAAACTAATAACTAATGATAAAATATGAATTTAATGACCATAAGTTCCCTTATAAATGGAATTTAGAAAATGGTTATCCAGCAAAAGGGATAGAAAAAAACAATCTTAAAGTATTTGGAACTTTTATTTGTGGTGGTGGCTCTACAATGGGTTATAAATTAGCAGGATATACCCATCTTGGAGGAGTTGAAATTGATCCACAAGTAGCAGATATTTATAAGACAAATCATAATCCTAAATACTTATTTAATGAAGATATAAGGGAGTTTAATAAAAGAACTGATCTACCAGAAGAACTTTTTAATTTAGACTTATTAGATGGAAGTCCTCCTTGTTCAACATTTTCAATGGCAGGAAGTAGAGAAAAGGCTTGGGGTAAAGAAAAGCAATTTAGAGAAGGACAAGCAGTACAAACTTTAGATGACTTAGTCTTTGAATATTGTAATACAATTATAAAACTACAACCTAAAGTATTTTTATTAGAAAATGTAAAAGGTATTATTTTAGGTAATGCTAAGGCTTATTCTAAGAAGATAGTTCAAACAATGGAACAGGCAGGCTATAAAGTACAAATATTCCTATTAAATGGCGCTTCTATGGGAGTTCCACAAAGGAGAGAAAGAGTATTCTTTATAGGTTATAAAAAAGAACTTAACTATAAACCTTTAAGATTAGACTTTAACGAAAGACCAGTACTTTATAAAGAAATTGAAGATGGATCAACAGGTAAGCCTATAACTGGAGAATCTTTAGAATTATGGCAAAAATGCCCAGAAGGTAGTAGTTTAAGTAAGGTTCACCCTAAAGGGCATTACTTTGGATCATATAAAATTAGTCCTAATATAGTTTGTAACACAATTATAGCTACTGATTCAAGCCCTATTTTCCATTATAACAAACCTAATTCTTTATCTAATAGTGATTTTTGTAAAATAGGAACTTATCCTTTAGACTATAACTTTAAAGAATTAAGACCTAAATATTTGATAGGCATGTCAGTTCCCCCTGTTATGACTGCTCAAATAGCACATCAAATTTGGTTGCAATGGTTTAATGGCTAACTTTGTAATTCAATGAAAATACAGTGAGATATGGCGAACAAACAAAATCTTAAACCATTTCCTAAAGGAGTATCTGGCAATCCAGCTGGTAAACCTAAGGGAGTGCAAAATAGCAAGACAAGGCTTTTGCGTTTACTTGAATTAGTTACTAAGGTTAGAAACCCAGTAACTGGAGAGGAGGAGGAATTTAGCATAGCAGAACAATTAGATATGCAGATTATAGCTAAGGCGAGAAAGGGCGACCTTAAAGCCTATGAGATTATCTTAGACCGATTAGAGGGTAAGCCTAAGCAATCAACAGAGGTAGAGGTTAGCGGTGGAGTAAACATAACTTGGGAGGAGAAAAAAACATACGTTGGAAATACTGGTAGCCTATAATGGAATTATCAATAAAACAAACCATAGCATTAGATTTACTTGAAGATAAAACCACAAATGAGATTTTATTTGGCGGTGGTGCTGGAGGTGGCAAAACTGCACTTGGTTGCTACTGGCAGTTAAAGCAAAGACTAAAATACCCAAACACAAGAGGCTTAATAGGTCGTGCCGTACTAAAGACACTTAAAGAAACTACATTAGTATCATTCTTTCAAGTGGCAAAGATGCAAGGCTTAGAAGCTGGTAAGCATTATAAGTACAATGGGCAAATGAGCCAAATAGAATTATTTAACGGTTCGGTGATTCTACTTAAAGACCTTTACGCTTACCCAAGCGACCCAAACTTTGATGAGTTAGGTTCTTTAGAGATTACAGATGCATTTATAGACGAGGCTAACCAGATAGAAGATAAGGCACGAAATATCATAAAGTCAAGGATAAGATACCAGCTTGACGAAAACGAACTAATACCTAAAGTGCTTTACACTTGTAACCCAGCTAAGAACTGGACATACTCGGAGTTTTATAAACCACAAGTAGACGGTACAATAGC